CAGAAAACGATAAAACATCTCCGCTTACTGTGCCGCATGGGTCGTTGCATGTAAACGTAGCCAACACCAAAGCATAGCCCGATGTGCATATTTCAAGCGTACCAGCGCCGGTGCCAGAATCAATATCATCCCTTGCCGCAGTCATGCGCGTTGTTTTTAGTGACGCTCTGTAATTAACAGCCATATTTAATCCGTTTCTATTTCAATGACGCCAATTGCTCGACCATCTTGCCCACGCTCCACAATTTTACGCTTCGGCTTGTTCATTTTGGTAACTGCATCAGCCAACATCGCTACAGCTTGCGCCATGTTGTTTTGTTGGTCGCTCAATATGTTAGCGGCTTGGTCTGCCATCATTTTTACTTCGTCGCCAACTTTTTGTAAATGATTTTCGCCTTCGATCTGCACTGATACCGCTGGCTTTTCTGCGGCCTGCGCGGTCATTTGGGCAATTGTGATTTTGGTTTCAGCGTCAATCCTGGCTTTCATTTCTGCGCGTTCTGTTTCAGCCTGCTGGCGCATGATTTCGAGATTCCGGGCTTGTTCTGCTTTGAATTGCTCAATCTGCAAACTTGCTTGCAGCTTAGCTTGCTCGATTTGCCCTTGCGTTTGCATTTTTGCTTGCTCAATCTGCGCTTTAGTCTGCTCAGCTTGCGCCATAGCCTGCATTTTCATTTGCTCCGGGTCTGGCTGCGGCTCTGCCGGTGGCTTAGGTTCGTTTAGTTTTGCCAGCGCAGAATCAAAAGCGGCTTCCATCGACCGCCCACCCTTAAATGCCCGGACGCCGAACATGAGCATCTCACCCATCAGCGGGGCAAGCTCCGGCACCTGTTGGGCAACGGGCAATACCCGCTCCATGAACGTGCCTACTGACGTTAGAAACTCCAAACGGTTCTGCTTTTCCGTGGCTTCGTCCATTTCGACCAAAGAATCTGCCGCGACTTCAATTCTAAAACCCCTAGCCGGTTCGCTTTTTAGCAGCATTATTGCCTGTTCAGCGTATTGGGCATCCTGAGTGCCGCCGATACCTGACATTTCGTACAGTGTTTGTGGCGAGTAAAAGTCGCACATAATTTGTGCTTTTGTTCGCAAAATCTCAGAGGAAAACAAGGCTACCTCGGTTTGTAGTCGCCTCAATCTCAGACTTGCGTACTGGCTTTTGATCTGTTGCGCGGTAGCAGTTTCCGAGGCCATCGAAGCGCCTCGGATGATGTCTGACAGGCCGGTGATTTCATATACCACCTGCTTGGCCTGCTCTCTGGCGTTGTAGCATTGTGCTAATGCCTGCAATACAGACTCCAACGGCAGGAAGTCAACAACACCCTTTAGACCGCCTTTTTCTGCAAAAGCCGCCCAAGTATCGACTGGTATCAATGTATTGTTGACACCTTCGGACAACATCCTTTGTACGCTTGGCTGGTTTGCGTCATACACTCCAACGACCTTGACCGCTTCGACCAGCATACCGATTCGATTGGTCAGCATGTCGATTTCTTGTGCCTGGTCTTGGTATAGCGAAAAATCAGCAACAGGCACCAATGTGTCAGTGGTTTGTGTCGCAAACAAAGGTTTAGGACATGGCCAGAAGTTATCCAAGCCTAAAGGGTCGTCTTTAATGTCTAGCGTCTTAGAATGGCCTTGTGCCACCCAATACACCATTTTCGACGTTTTGCACCAGATTTCCCAGACTTCAGCTTTTTTCATGTCGTCCAGGTCTTCACTTTCGACGCCATTTTTTTGTAATTCATCGAGGCCAATAGGCTCATGGACTAACGGTACTTGCTTGAAGTCTTCACCGAACCGCTTAATACCCTCCGCTCGGCTCATGTACACCCGGCGAGCAACCCACGTCACTTCGTCCCAGCTTCGCGCCGGTGAGTATCTGAAGTCTTTCCAAAAGACATAATCGACGGGCGTGCATTCGTATTTGTAAGCCATCGGCGTTACTTGCGCCTCGCCGCCTTCGACTCCGGGCGCGGCATCCGTTGGCATTGCCTGTTCTTTTTCCTCAAAGCGCACCCAGGTTACGCCCCTGCCAGGTAGCAGTCGGTCAGTTATTGCCAGCCTGATCGAACTGTCAAAGTCGCCATAGTGGTCAATCTCGTACTGTAAACAGCGCTCAAGAATCACTGAAGCGGTACGTCCAACCGGGTCAGAATCTTTCCAGCGCCGGGCAACTTCGGCGCGTGGCGTTTTGCCGTACAGCGCTGGAATCATGGTCTGGATATTCGACCAAAGTATATTAAAGCGCTTCCCGCTGGTAGCCCAGCCGGTGCGGTCGTCTCGATATCTTTTAACTATCTTATCGCCGCGCTCGATAAATTTTTCATCTTCGCGCTTGGCAAGTTTTAGCTCTGCATTCCACTTTCGTGCAGCGTCAACCGGATTTATTGAAAGTGCATTCAAGGTACTATCTCCACCCTAACCGCGCCGTTTGCTACCATTGGCGTGCCGTTTGAATATGTTGCTATTGCCCCGGTAGATACGCATAAAGCGCCATCATTAGCGCGGGGAAGGCCGTTAGACCAGACCACATCTACCGGAAGTCCTGCGGTTGCGTCAAAGTATCGAATTTGTCCGGCGTCAGTCATTAAAAGACCGTTGGCATATTCGTCGCCACCAGTCGCAATTGCCCGGTTCAGATCGCCGTTAGCCAAAATCCCGTTGATAAAAGCGTCCGCAGGCTGTACAGCGCCAGTTCCAAGCCTTACGGTTTCGTTTGCGGATACAATAAAAACGCTCATTAGTACCTTTCTGTTCGTCGCGGTGTTTCGCGCCATAACTCATCCAACGGTACTGGTATTATCCCATTATTTCCGGCTTTTATGTGAAAAATAGACTCTTTTTCAGGTTCTTTCGGCTTGTTTTCCTTCCAACTCAAAGCCAGCATGCGGAAAGCGTCGGCGCAATGGCTCGATGAATCATGCCTCGGCTTCTCTCGAAATACTTTTTTATCCTCATCATATTCACGCTGATACTGTTTAAGTATTTCTACCGCATCGCCGCAATTTTCCCGATCAAACCACACTCGCGGCATCATAAAACGAACCGCCTGAATGCCATCCTGAACACTTAGACTAGGCACAATTGCAAGCTTTCCAGCGCCACCCAGTAGCGGAATCAGTTGCTCAATGATCGACCTGCCGCCACTTGCCAACGTCTTTGCTCTTGCGTCATGGGGCAGCCAGTGTTTCTCGTATCGGTAGCCTCTGGTGTTTACCGCCTTTGCATAATCTTCAATAGAAAGCCCAGAGGCTGCGTAGTAGTCAATGCAATGTATTTCTGTATGCGTAACTTGATAAAACCATATCGCCGTGTCGTCGTGGTAGCCCAAGTCCCAAGCTGTATAAACCGGGATATTCGGGTCATATTCAACACTTGTAACGCGCCCGGCTTGTTCGCATTGCCGAAGCTCTTTGCCGTAATACGCCCCAAGAATTGCCGCCTCGAATGAGCATTCAAACTCTTGTTCGTATTGATCTTCAGTCATTCCTTGCTTGGCGTCGGATAGCTCACTGGCAGGCAATATCCCGGAAAGACTAGCCTTTACGCTGGCCGCATACCAAGAATCAGAGGCTTGTGCGGTGCGCCATATTTCGTAGAATCCATTGTGACCTTTGGGTGTTCCGATGAATACCGCCCAGCCTTCCCGGTCAGCCAATAAGGGTCGAATAATCTCCCCCCAAACTCTTGGGCGCATATCTGCATATTCATCCAGTATTACGCCGTCCAGGTACAAACCGCGCAATGAATCCGGGTTATCCGCGCCAAACAGCCTAATCCTGGCTCCGTTCAGCAGTTCCACCCACAGCTCGGAAGCGTTAGCGTTTACCCTAACCGGCTCAGAAAACTTGAGCAGGTAGTCCCAGGCAATGCTTTTGGCTTGTCGGTAAAACGGGGCAATGTAGGCATAACGTCCTTCTGCTTTACCGTCTAAAAATGCCCGGCGTATCAGATCGTTGATACACGCCACCGTTTTTCCGGCTCGCCGGTGTGCTACTAAACACGCCCAACGCTCAGTGCGCCGGTGGAATTTCTTGAAAGCATCCCGTGGTGAATATGGGATGATTATTTCACGGGCTAGTCCTGCGCCCATTTAATCACTGTTTGTACCGGCTGTTTTTCGTCTCCGACCATCTCGGTTCTTGCTAGCTTTGGTATGTGATACTCAACTACGCTTTGAAATAGCTCGAATGCTTTGGCTGGGTTGGGCTTTATGTCATTTTCCGGGTCGCCGTTAGCTACTTGCATAAGCCATTGTTCAAGTTTTGAAGCATTATTTTCTACGAAAATAGCTATGGCTGCACGCGCTTCTGTCGTGACCTTGTTCGGCGTTCCAGCTATCCTGCCGCCGCTTTTCGGCAGTCCTTTAGGTTTTGCCATTTGTATCCAAAACTATTATAGATATTAACATTGCGCTTATTCTACACAATCGCAAAAATAGTGCAATAGTTTGAAAAATAACGCTTTTTTACTGTTTTTGCATTTTCTTGATTGTATCAATAATGCGCCGTTTTTCAATAAGTTGCTTTGCTTTCTTT